TTTATATATTATTAAGTCGTCGTTATAACTCATATGTCCTCCTTGTCATTGCATTCGCCTGCGCTCATGCCCTAAGAGGGTAGAGTGTAGAGGTATACCAAGACTGGGCGGAACCCGCCGCCAGAGCCCGCATTCGACGGAGTGTAGTAGCTCGAGTACTCCACGGAATTGAAACCACGGTAGAGGCGGCCCGAGCCGGAAGGAGTAGATGTCCATGTTCTAGAACCATTTCCATATGTGTAATGTACTCTTAAATCAGCGTCTGTAAAACTTGCCCACGTTCCATAATTTACATGCACTGGGTATATTAGTTTGTTCCACTCTGCTGTGCTTAATGCTCTCACAGCAAAAACATGATTGCCTACAGCAATCTTTTTGTCTCCAAATATTGCACCAACAGTGTTGATATCATTCCAAGATATAGTGTGTCTGAATGTTCTTTTCGCAATATATATAATTTCATCATTGTTGTAATACTTAAGCCACCCTGCATCACTCTCTTGCAGAGTTCCTGCGGTTAATCCAATCGCATTGCATAAGTCTTCACCGCTAATTAAGTCGAGGGCTGATACCTCTCCAAAATAACCGCCTGATTCATCCCCCCCACTCAATGTTTGAGGGCCTGGCAAGTCGTTTGGCATAGTTGGATCTGGTACTACTGGCGATGGTTGACTGGCGCCGAATGTTATTTTCATCGTGATAGGCAATTCGTGAAATTCATCTTTTGGCATATACTTGGTTGTATAATCTGCAGTGATTAATAATCCATCTGCTGGTGCTGTATCGAATACAACCTTATCGTCAAATGTGTGTTCAAATGCTGATGTCACTACTCCATCTACCCTTATTGTGAGGCTTGTGACTTCCTGGTTGGGCAACTCGAATGTTTTATTTATTCCATCTCCTGTTCCAATTTCAACATTTGTTTTATTTGTTCCCGTATATACTCCTGGCCGCGGTAATTTCCACCGCAATCCACCTCCAACCCAATCTATGGCCTTTACATCTCGGTTGAAGTCATATACAGAAAAATTTCCAGATAGAGTCATACTCTTTTCGCTTAGATTTGTTGACTTGGAAGCAGTAAGAGTACTGATTCTTTCAGATTCTTGGGAAAGAAGATCGTTTAGAGCTATTACATTATTCGGAGCACTAGCACCCGTTAAGTAGTTCCTCAAACCGTCCCCGTAGAAAAAGCACCCTGAATCTACTGAATACACTTCTGCATATACTGTTGCGTAAATGTCTATGATAATGTTTGACCTTTTTGGAACAGTTAAGGGGTTTCCCTCAGAGTCTGTTATCTTTGCGTGTGTGTTAATATTTGTCGTAGTTTCAGAAATACCTACTTCTGTTAGGTCATTATCGTTGTATTCATGAGATTCCAACCTTCCAACCTGTGTCCATATGCTAGTTGGGTAACTCCTGACCAAGGATTCAAGCTGTGCTGAGACATATCCAAGCCCATTGAAAAGTGTTGTTCTGGATGGGTCTAGCGTTCCATCTCCTGTCCCAAACACGATATTTGAAAAGAAAGGATTGCCTCCAAGTAGTCTTTCATACATCCTGTTGAGAACAATATTTTCAGCTTGTGGTTTTAAAGCGGCATATGCCCTGCTGACCTCACCGGTGCTGACATCTGTTATTACAAAGTCAAATCTGTTGTGAAATCTGACCCCTAAATTCACCTTCATATTATCATCTCCTTTTAGGGGTTAATAACCCCAACATATACTAAATCGACTGTCAATTCAGCAGGCGCAGCCGATAATGTTTCTTCTGCAAATCCTTTTGAATAAGTTATTTCCACAAGTTCAGCTAATAATTCAACCGGTGCTACTGATATAGTTTCCTCTATGCCTGGATTAGGTTCCGGGACTAAATCAGTAGGTGTGAATGTTTCGATAAAATTTTCTACCGGACCGCCTCTACCTGCAAGAGTACCAACAGAAGCATCATACTCAACTGTCAGACTGCCTTCAACCGTTGGGAATCTGCTCAAAGGGTGCATCGTCAACAGTAGTGCTTTGTCAACTGTAGGGTGATTCTCCACACTGACCATTTGATACTCCTTGTCCAGCAATGGGCCATTTATATACTTATATTCCTGCCCAGTGACCTTAAAAGCTCCTTCTTGCCCTTTTGTTCCTCTAAGCTCAATCTCATAAATATATAAATAGCTTGAATGCCTGCTTGTCACAGTCCACCTGTAATATTGGTAAGCTGCTTCAGGGATTCCAAAACTAAACTCGTGCCAACCTGTTGCATTAGGGCTGTTTTCTGATTGAATATTGTCCCAGTCAGTACCATTGTTTGAACCTTGAAGAATAAAACCATTTGGTCTATAGCTAGACCCGATATACCATCTAAATCCTGATACAAAGATAGGTTCTGATAATTGAACCTGCACCCACTGATCACCTGTTGTGCGGGTGTACCAATATGACCCGGTCACGTTGCCATCAAAGGCTCTTGATGGTGCATAACTTGAATATTGGCTGCTTCCAGTCACCGCTCCTATTGGTCTAAAATAATCCCCAGTAGCAATCGGTTTAGGTATCAGTCCTGTGACATCTCCCACCAACTCTTCAGTAAATTTGACTGTTATTTTTTGTCCTTGCCCCTTACTCATTGAATATCACCTCTACTTCCGGCAATGGTATAAACGTTGGGATTAGATTAATAGGTGTGAATGTGTGTGTCATGTTTATATAGGTATAACCTGCCGGGTTGATTGCTCCTGTGATGTCTACCTGTATGTCTCCATAAACATTGTTCAAGCCACTCTCCACCACATCGGAAACGTGAAGCCTATAGTTTAAGTCGTCCACCTTCTCAATGCTTGTCATCTGAATTACCGTGCTGTTATCAAGATTTGTTACAGTTACATTTGCCAGGGTAAGACTTGGTATAGGATGGTCAATAGTTAAATCAATAAACCATCCCCAATCATCATAAGGTTCATTAAATTCATCAAGCATGGTCTTAGGTGCGTTCAATGCCATAAAATCATTGTCTGTATCTGCGTAAAGTAGAGTAACTCCTAATTCTGCGGGCACTGCTGATATTGTCTCTTGCGTGTAGGCTCCGATGTAATCTATCGGTATCAATTCAACCTTTAATTCTGCGGGCGCCACTGTCACGCTTTCCGCAGCTATTGCCATCCCTGCCCAATTTCTGTCAGTGATATACCAGTAAATATCGTTAAACGAATCTTCTACAACAAATCCCATCCGGTAGTCGTTGGTAATAAATAGGTTCAAACTCAAAGCTGTACCTGTAAACTCAGCAACCTGTCTCTCAGGCTCCCATGTATAGGACAAGTCCAGTAATTGACAATAATTTCTATAGTAGACCTTACCATCAGATTTAATATATCCGACTACAATGCCCTGGTCCTTGTCTGCCATGTTGAGGTTCTTCCAAGCCCTTATTGCCCTGCAATAAACAACACCTGTGGCAAGTTGTTGCTTTGTGCCTGTATCATCCCACAGTTGCGCCCAAAGTACCCCTGTATTATCAACCCAAAAAATCCATGGCTTTTCGTGGGTGACAAGCCTCCATAGATTCCTGTACCTCTCCCATTCACCATCAAAGGCAATGGCAACCGATGAACCTGCGCCAACATCAAATTGATCAACCCATCCGTCCTTGAACTTGTCCGGGTACTCCCTGATGGATGTCCCTACCACTCCGTCATTGACGTGGATTTCATATATTCTATTCGGTGGGCCTGTGACCTTTTGCCTTCGTGGAGCGACTGATACATCCCCAAGTCCCGTCTTTTGTCTTATAGTTTCCACAACCCAATAGCTACTATCGCTGACGGTGTTTCTTGCCCTTGCAATCGCCACTGACATTTTAGGTTGTGCGTTGTTTGCTTTTGTTTGGTATTGCGAGTTTAATTTATTAGACAGTACGGGGTCTACATTTCTCATATAGACCCCTCCTCAGTGATTGATAAAGTAATACTACTTGTATACCATATTCTGTTTTGATCCCTATATCTTGGTGTTATACGCTCCCAAGATGGCTGAGTTGTGAATCCCGTGTAATATTTATCATCAACAATTAATTTGGCTTTTTCTCCTGTCATATGGATTTCACCTAACCTTGCCGCCTGTGATTCAGTTACAAGTACCTCAAACACTCTGTATGGTTGAGGGTCCCCTATTATTTGAAGGTGGGTAGTACCATCAAGTAATTCATTCTCAACTCTGATTCCTTTGTAATAAATAGGCGATAAATTCCTAATAGCCGTGGAGAGGTCAGTGCCATCTAATTCTACAAGCTTTATCATGTCCTGACCTCCCTCCTTAACTGATCCATTACTATATCTACTACCGCTGTTAAGTCTCCGGCATTATTGACTCCTTCAACTCTAATTGTTCCCGAGTGCATGATGGAGCCGCCTGATACTCCGCCTGGTTGAGCGTCCGCCCCTGTTACTGCTGCCATTGACATATCATTTGCCTGTCTTTGGACATTCATCAGATTCTTCTTAATACCTACCGCAAACCCTTCACTGACGTTACCGCCCATCTCCTCCATAACCTTGGAAGGCGATTCTATTCTTAAGGCTCTTTTTACTCCGCCTGTTACTGTATCTACTACGCTCCCTATAGCATCCTTGACCTTACCAACCATGGCTTTTACACCATTAATCAATCCACTTATGATATTCTTTCCCACATCATAGAGATTAATATTTCTTATAGTGTCCATGGCGTCATTTATTGGCTTTGTAATGGCCTCTTTTATTTCATTAAATCTTTGCTTTATATTCTCCCAAAGTTGCTTTGCAGCTGCTTTAATCTCATCCCAATTTTTGTACAATGCCACCCCGATGGCAATGATGGCCGCCACTGCTGCAATGGCTATCCCTATTGGGCCAGCAAGAGCGGTGAATGCTGCGCCTAATACCGGCAAGGCAGACGTGATTGTCCCAACAACTGTGATCACCTTTCCAATAATCACTAATAATGGCCCTATTGTTGCTACAACAGCAATTATCGTAGTTATCATCTTAATTTGTCCTTCGTCAAGGTTCCTTATCCATTCAAGTGCGCCTTCTACTACGACTGCCAGATCTTCAATCATTGGAGTCAACATGTTGGCAATTTCTGTTCCTAGTGCTGCAAAAGAACCTGTGGCCGTAGCTTTTAACTTATCAATGGAATCATTAAACTCATTTGCGCTATCGAGGGCTTCTTGTGACAAAATCAATCCCGCTTCTGCTGCTTCATCCCCTAATTGTTTAAGCGCATCCGCCCCACCTAGAATTAAAGGGTTTAAGTCCTGGGCTGACCGTCCAAAGATTTCCATTGCAATCGAATCTCTTTCGGTTTCGTTTGCGACTTCACCTAATTTTTGGATGACTTCATCAAACACTTCTTGGTTGTTCTTCAATTCGCCAGTTAAGTCGTCCTTAACATTTACTCCCAGTTGCTTAAATGCATCTGCTGCAGCTCCTGTTCCACCTTTGGCCATACCCATGTTTTTAGTGAGCTTTGCCATTGACCCCGTTAATGTTTCTAATGGGACATCAATCCGCTCCGATGCGTACTGAAATTTTTGAATTTCCTCAGTTGATAAACCTGTTTGCTTTGAAAGAGTGTTTATTTCATCTGCAGATTGCCCCGCTTTTACTCCCAGGGCAACTATCCCACCAAGCGCGCCAGCGGCTGCAGTCGATAAGGGCATCATTTTGTTTCCCGCATCAGACACTTTTCCACCAAAAGCCTTCATGTCTTCCCCAGCATTTTTAAGGCTTTGTGTTAGATTGCCGCCAAAGTCCTTAGCCGCCTTTTCTACTTTTTTTAGTTCTTCCTCAGTCTTTATAATCTCCCGTTGAAGCGCCCTGTATTGCTCTTCTGAAGCTTCGCCTTTTTTGACCTGCTCCTGCACCTGCTTCTCTGCCTCTTTAAGCTGCTCAAGTTTATCCTTGGTAGTAGTCACAGAGTCTGCAAGTATTTTTTGTTTCTGTGCGATAAGCTCAGTGTTTTTTGGATCCAATTTCAATAGCCGGTCAACCTGCTTCAACTCAGAAGACAAATCTTTGGAGTGTTTGTTGACCTCACCCATGGATTTAACAAGCTTGGTAGTTTCGCCGCCTATTTCTATAGTCAAACCTTTTATTTTGTTGGCCATGTATTTTCACCTGCCTTTAAAAGCGATCGAAATCGCTCTGATTTGCAACCCTTACCTCTTCATCGGTGTTGTCTTCATCCTTGGAATTTTCGTTGTTGTAACTTACTATAAAATCTATGATCATGCCTATTGTCATCTCATTAAAATCAGATAAAGATAAACCCCTTTCAAGCGCCCTTAATATTAAAATCTCTGTGGTCAGCTTAAAAGAGGCATCATCTTTCTCTATGCTTTTTTTTTACTTTCTACACTGCTTGAAAATGAACTCTTGATCATATCAAGCCACATCGGAAGGTACTCCTTGTCCAATAATGGAAACGTGTCAAATTCATCAAGCCATTCCATTGGAGGCGGTATGTTTGGATCAGCCTGTTTTGCAAGCGCCCAAACCATATCGTATAGGATTCCCAAGTCAAGGGCAGATATGTCTTTAACTTCCTTTGTCTTGCTATCAACAGACTCTAGGATCTTGTATAGGTCTTGTATGGCATCTCGCCCAAATTGGGCTTTGTACTTTAAAAGATAAGCGGCAGTTGATTTAAACTTCACCTGCCGCCCATCAATGGTTAATATTTTTTCCATGGATTATGCCCCCACTGTCAGTTCAACTTGTACAGCATTACCTTTCATAAATTCAACCATGACTGTATATATTCCATTATCGAGAGCTGAGATGTAATCCTGATCTATGGTTACGTCAGCACCTGATACAGTCAGATAAGCTCCACCTATGTTAGTGCCATCAAGTTTAACGTTGTAAACTTCATTTGTCGCATCAGTTGATGTTGAATCTATAGTAAGGTCAGCCGGGGCCGCCTTGCTGAATGATTCAGCGTTTGATGCTACAGTATTGCTTACTGCATTTTTAACATACACAGCTGTGTAGAATGTGTCATATCCTGTTTGGTCTTGGTGTAGCTTAGCCTTTACATCCCTTGTGTCAGGAGCTGGCCTTGATGTGATGTTCATTGTCTCAGTCTTAGGTTCCTTTGTAGTAGTCTTAGTGCTGCCCTCCACATTAGGCCTTGAGGCTGTAACATAGTACATTACGTGCCTGGTCTTTTTGGCATCGCCATCAAACTCAAACATCAATGCAAATTTACTCATCTTAGCATCAGCGTTCTCTATTAGAGCACCATTCTCGTCAAACTCTTCACCGAAAATGTCAACTCTGAACTGGTCCGGAATAAGAGCCATCTCAAGAGTACCCTCATATCCATTGTTGGTGTTTTCCTCAAAATATGACATGTCATCAGCGTGGAATACTACAGGATCACCTGAAGCGTTTTGTACCAGGTTAACTGCTCCTGGAACAGGTATTGGTGTCGCATAACTAACCACTCCATTATTCTCAGTTATCTTTGAGTAATGGACGTTTCTCAGTCCAAATTTTACTTTATTTCCTGAATGTAACTGCAAATTCAGTTTTGGTAAATTCATTTGTTTTACACTCCCTTCTTTATCTCATCCACTATAACCTGGGCCATTTCAGGAACACTTTTTTCAAATGTCGCCTTTATGAATGGCTTGCCTCTCGTTGTTGAATACTCAAAAATGTTGGCCAGGGCTATGTCTCCCGACTTGCCAGGAACAACCGTTGTGTTGCCCACGAATCTTCTCAATTTGTACTTCTTGCCCTTGCCCTTCCAATTTTTAGCGAAATTTCTTTTGTGAGGCGGGCTTCCAGGTGTAGCATCTTTTAAGTTTTTTATCAATATTTTTTCAGCCTTTGTAAGACCTTCCTCTGTCATGTTATATACAACATCCCCATAATCTTCAAGGATGTCAGATATAGCATCTTCAAGCATCTCAGGTGTCAACATCACCCCTGAAAAATCTGACCATTTGCCCATTTAAATCACCCGCCAATACTCAAAATCAAATATTGTGACCAGATATCCTATATCATCAACATCCCCTCCATCAAAATACCCGAATGGCAAGCTGAATCCAGCTGCCTTCATGGAGTTTTCAATAGCGGATTCTATCTGCCGAACCCTTGCCCTGCCTGTGGATGTCTCAAGTATATCTGCCCGATAATAATAGCGGACTGTAACATCTCCTGATTTGACCAGTACAGCATCATCTGCATGATCTTCTTCATTGTCGCCAGCAAGACTATATACAACATACTCACCTGAATCAGGACCAGTTTTCTTTTGTTCGTGGGAGTACACTCCAAGAGGATAAAGGGAGGCATCAAGGGTGGATTGTACCAATGCTTTTATCATATGCCCTCATACCTCCTTACTCTAAATTCTAAGAATTGATTCTCTTCTTTCACATTGTCAACTCCGCCCCACAATTCATATACATTGGGGTTGTTCTTGTCTGGATCCCCTTCAACAATCCCTGATGCATCAGCGTTCTTAATTATGACCACCTTCACAGTTCTCAGCTTTTCATATATATCAGGATTGTATGTCATCCTGATAGTTGCCGAATCCTTAACTCCCAGGGCCTCAGCTGACATTGCTCTGTCCCCAAAAGAGCCTTTCCATTCGCAGTAATATGTTTCAAAGGCCCCACTTGTCACCTGGACCCATGTTGTTGTGTTTCCTCCGCCCGGTACATAGGCTGTTTCTCTAGCATATAGCTTTATAGGTGTGTTAGGATTAAACCTCATCTGTAACCACTTCCTCTGTTGCAGCACCC